CCTGGCCTTACTGGAGCTACAGCTGTTGTCCAAGCAGACATACTTGAGGTAGACACAAAGCGTAGAGAGGTAGCTTTTAACGGAGAAATTACTGGAGCTAGAGGTAGAGTTGACGTGTTGGCAGACTTTATAAAGCTTGCACCTGGCAACAACGAATTAGAAATTATTGATAATGGAAATCCTGACTCAGAGACATCGCTCCGTGTGTTCTACCGTTCGGGATGGTTAAGCTAATAAACTAAGGACATTAAATGACTATCGAAACAGACATAGAATACAGATACTTTCTAACAGACCTTTTATCAAACGAAGTAATCTCAGAAGTGCCTTTTAAAGGCGTATCGTTTGAGCGAGCCAACCGCAGAGCTGGTTCTTTTTCTGGAACTATTCCTTTTATCGAAGCCACTAGAGGGTTAAACCTTTACGAAGCTACTATGCCTGGAAGAACTGGTCTTTATGTTATGCGCAATCAGGTTTGCGTTTGGGGTGGCATTATCTGGTCTAGAAGTTACGATGTCAACGGGCAAGAATTACAAGTTGACGGTGGAGAGTTTATGAGCTACTTCTACCATCGCAACATCTGGCAAACAATTCAGTATGGCTCTAACTTTATAGGTGTCTCCACCTACAACGTGTCTAATGGAATTGCCACCATCGAGACAGAGTTCCCTCATGGATTCCTTGCCAATGATGTAGTGAGGGTCACCTTTACCAACCCGCTTGTGGATGGTACGCACACAATTAGGTCAATTGAATCCGCTACCGAATTTACTTTCGAAACTACAAACGCAAACGGTAGTGGTTCAAGCACAAGTGGTGCTTGCAGGCTTTTGGTTGACAGCTACGACTTAGCAAGGAATCTAATTTTCCAAGCCCAGTCAGATTTAGGTGGACTTAACTTTGCTAACGAAGTTATCAAGCCAGCCAAAGAATTCCAAGAGTCGGTAATTAGGAAAGAACGCTCTGCAGATATTGTGACGCTTTACACTTCTGAGCCTCATGAGGTAATTCCAGGTCAGAACATAGAGGTTGTGGAGGTAGATTCTGAATTTGACGGATTCCACACTGTTGTAGAAGTTCCTGACAATCAAAGAATTAGATACCAATTACCTGGCCCAAACTCTCCGCTAACTGAAGTGGCAGGAATTAGAACGCTAAACGTTGTGAGCAAGCAACTTCTAGATAATGTTGCGACCATTGTTTTAGATGAACCGCATCAAGCAGTTGTCGGGCAAACAGTAATCCTTGACGGAGTAGATGCATTTTTTACTGGACGTTTAGATACAACCTTTAACGGTAGATTCACAATTACTAGCGTACCTACTGCAAACTCTTTTACCTTTAGCTCTGGTGGAATTCTCAACGTTGGTCCAGAAGGAGTAGCAGGAGGTCTTGCAACCTTCGGCTCTAAAATTATCTACGGAGATTATGGTAGTTACACCTCTAACTCTGATATTGGCATTGGCTTTGAGAACTTAGTCAAGAGCGGTTTTTATCAGGACACACAGATATTCAGAGGTTTTGAGCAAAAGACCGTTGGAGAAATTTTAGAGAGATATTCCAATGTTGTTGACGGCGGTTTTGAGTATCGAATCGACTGTGACTACGACTTTAGGACTGCCTCGTTTACAAGAACTTTTAGGCTTTTACCAATCAGCCTTGCTGACCCACCACCTGCAAACGATGTCTATGCAGTTACAGACTTCGGAGCAGAGCAAATAGTTTTTGAATATCCAGGCAACGTCATCACCTTTAGTGTGAGCGAGTCCGCAGAAGATGCTGCCACTAGGTTCTTTGTTGTAGGAAACATCGAGGACATGACTGATGAGGCTAGCCAGCCGTATGCTGGAGCCGCAGACCGTGAGCTGCTCGACAATCCAAACGGTAGAAGCTGGCCATTAATTGACCAAGTAGAAACTCTGGATGAGATTGAAGACGAGCTCAGTTTGCACCTCTATGCTCAGGACTACTTGTTCGAGTCCAGGCCACCTATTGGGACATACTCGCTGACCGTTAACGGCTCACTATATCCGCAGGTAGGTACATTTTTTCCAGGGCAGTGGTGCTCCATAGTTATCGACGACGAGTTTGTCCGTCAGAGACTAGCCAGCGACCAAGAGCCTAGAGATGACTTGTTAATCAGAAAGATTGACTCGTTTAAGGTTAATGTTCCAGACGGTGCTCCAATACCTGAAACAGTTGACTTGACCCTCGTATCCGACTGGAAGGTGGACCAACGTGGCAACTAGAAGAAGAGCCAGTAGAAGAAGTATAACTGGTACTATTTCTGACATCCAGAGAAGGGTGTCTTATCTACAGAATAGGGCAACTCCGACTCGGCTAGCTAACGAGGTAGTGCGACGTACAAACATTCAGCCTAGGGCTGTTGCAACAGACCAGATTGCTCTAGACGCTGTTACCAATGAGCAAGTTGCAGTGGATGCAGTCGATAATGAACAAATCAGAACTGACGCTGTACAAAATAGAAATATTCTTAATAATGCTGTAACTAATGAAAAAATAGAAGATGACTCAATTAGCAATACAAAGATGCAAGATGATTCTGTAGCTAATAACAATATGCAAAATGACTCTGTGTCAACGCCAAATATTCAAGACCAAAACGTCACTACCGACAAAATTAAAGACGGTGATGTGACCACTGAAAAACTTCGAGACAGTGCTGTCACAACTGCAAAGATTAACGATGGAGATGTGACTACTGCAAAGTTAGACAGCCAAGCTGTTACCACTGCAAAAATTGCTGATGGAGATGTAACCACTGCAAAGCTAGATAATAGTGCTGTCACTACCGACAAGATTAACGATGGAGATGTAACCACTGCAAAGCTAGATAATAGTGCTGTCACTACCGACAAGATTAACGATGGAGATGTGACCCTCGCAAAAATGGCTACAGACTCTGTAGACAGTGCTCAGATAAGAGCCAATGCTGTAGACACTAACGAAATTGCTAACGGCGGTGTTCACGAGCAAAACATTAGAAGAGGTGCAGTTACCGAGTCAAGAATAAGAAACAGTGCTGTTACAGCTGCAAAAATCGCACCTAACGCTGTTGGTTCTTCTGAAATTGCCACAGGCGCAGTGGGCTCAGCTGAAATTGCCTCAGGTGCCGTTGGAAACGCTGAGCTGGCGAACAGTTCAGTAACTACTACCAAAGTACAGAATGGTACCTTGCAAGCTAATGATATAGATAGAAGATTTTACGCTGCTATTGTTGCTGGTGGGATTAGGGCTGGGTCTGGAATAAGTATTTCTGGAGCAACCATTTCAGCCCGCTTCGGCACATCCTCTAGCACAGTAGCTCGAGGTAGCCACACCCACAGTCAATATGCTTCTTCATTCCACACCCACAGTCAATATGCTTCGGTCAACCACTCGCACTCTGATGGTTCAACTATTACGATGAAAAAAAATGTTCGTAATTACGAGGTAGAAGATGTTAAAAAAATTCTTCAATTACAGCCAAAACTCTTCGAATACAAAGATAAAAACGAAGGCTGGGGCAACAGAAAAACTTATTTGGGATACATTGCGGAAGAAGTTTTAGCCCTGGGGATTGAAGAGCCCGTCGGCTATGATAAGCAAGGAAAGCCAACCTCTCTAAAATACGACACTTTTGCTGTAATGGCATTAGAAGTCATTAAACAACATGAAAAAGAGATAGAATCTCTTAAAGAAGAGATGAAAAGACTAAAGGAAATCTAATGATTACTTACGAACCAATATACCCAGACCCCTCTTCAAGACCTTTTATTTCTAAAACAATTGACGGTGTTTACACAAAGATGTCTCCCCTTGGATATAAGGAGGAGCTTTCGGCAATCCCAGAAAGTGTCATTGATTCTCACTTTCAAAACTTATCTTCCTATATGGCCGATATTTCACAATCTTTCACCCTAATCACGCCCTCGACTGATACCTCACATCAGTTCCCTTTCTCGGAAGCGGAAGAAGTTGCTTGGGCATTAGAAGAAAGTTCTCTTTGGTGGCAATACCGTATAGAAATACTTTTCAGTGAGCAAGAAGGGTCAGTGTAGTGCACGAAGTCAAAGATGGCTCACGAACTCTTCAGTTCAGCGGAACGCTTTTGGGCGAGTCTTCCTCATACCGTCGAGGTGCTAACCGCTGGATTGAGTTCAAGCTTTACAGAACTGAGAATGGCTCCTACATTCTTTCTAGAATTGGAGTATCCGTAATTTTTCATGCTGCAACTTGTAGCTTGGTAAAACGCTACGGTCTTAGTGAGGCGAGTAATGTAGACCTTAAGCAAGACGCTGTGCCTTGCGAAGAGTGCAGCCCAGACCGTGGGATGCCTATAGTATTTCCAGAGCAAGACAGAACTTGGGCACAAGTTAGTGACGACCCAGAGCCAGTGCTAGATGCTTTGTATAAGTACGACCCTCAGGGTGGTGCAAGATATTTAACTAAGGTTGCTCAGAGATTGTTGGAGCAAGCAGCAGATGAAGATGTCCAGATAGACCGTGTTTATAGAGTGGAGCAAATTCCGTAAACACCTAAGAAAGTAGAGACGAGAAAGACATGACTAACGACAAAACAGACCTATCTTCGGTCAGCCTAAACCTTGTAGATAGCGTAGAAAAAGCTGGCGAGTTCTTACGCTGGCTTGGCGAGCGTCGACCGCACAATGCTGTTGCAGTTGATATCGAAACAGGCGAACTACCTGGCAATAATAAAAAAGATGCTTTCTCGCCTTGGCATGGTCGCATAAGACTGGTTCAGGTTGGTGACGGTCAGACTGGATGGTCTATCCCTTGGGAAAGATGGTCGGGTGTTTTCTACCAAGGTATGAATCAATTTGACGGTCAAATTATCTGCCACAACATTGCGTTTGAGGCTAAGTGGTTTGCAGTAGCAACAGACTGGGAACTCCCTTGGGGACGCTCACACGACACAATGATTATGTCTAGGATTATCAACCCTCTAATGACGGCAAAACTAAAAGACCTCTCATCTATTTACATAGACTCTAAAGCTGCTGTAATGCAAGAACAGCTAGATATAGGTATGGTCAAGAATGGCTGGACTTGGGGAACGGTGCCAATCGAATACGAACCCTACTGGGCATACGGTGCTCTTGACACAGTTTTAACCGCACGTATATGGGAGATGTTTTATGAGCAATGCGGACCTGGCGGTGCTTACCACAGGTCTTATGAGCTAGAAATGGCTACTAGAAAAATTGCTACTCGTATGGAAGTAAATGGAGCTCGTGTAGACCTTGAATACTCCAAGGACAAGTACGAAGAATTAATCGACTTTACTGAGAGAACAAAGCTTTGGTTCTACAACACTTACAACGCTTCTATGACAAGTAATCAACAACTTATAAAAGTTCTTGAAAACTTAGGAGCAGAAATTGAAACCCTGACACCTTCAGGTCAAAAGTCTGCCAGTAAAGATGAGATAGAACGTTTAGCTGTTGAAGGCAACCAAGACGTTAAAAATGTTGCAAGTGTAGTGCTTAAGCAAAGAAAAGCTGACAAGCTAGCTAGCACCTACTTTTCAAACTTCACAGAAAAGAATGTTGACGGCTTCTTGCACCCATCTATCAACACACTTGCTGCTCGTACTTCTCGCATGTCAATTACCGAGCCTGCCCTTCAGACACTGCCAAAGGGCGATGACGTAGTGCGACGCGCGTTCATCCCTAAAGACGATGACCACGTAATTATTACCTCTGACCTTGACCAAGTTGAGTTTCGTATGTTCTCGCACCTATCTCAAGACCAGAACCTTATTAATCTGTTTCTCAGAGCAGACGCTGAGGGCTCTGACCCGTTTACAGAAATTGGTCGTCAGGTGTATCAAGACCCAACAATGCAGAAGTCTGACAAAAGACGTGGACTGATTAAGGGTGTTGTGTATGGGCGTTTATATGGTGCAGGTGTGGCTAAGCAAGCTATTACTGCGGGAGTGCCCAGAGAGCAGATGCAAGCCGTTTCTGACTCGTTTGACAGCAACTATCCAGGTATGGCTGCTTTCCAAAGACAGGTCAATGACGTAGGTCAAAGGCGATTTAGGTCTGAGGGAGAAGGCTACGTAAATACTTGGACTGGTCGCAGAATACCTTGTGATGACGACCGTACTTACACATTGGTAAATTATTTGATTCAAGGTGGTGCAGCTGAAATTTTTAAATCCAATCTAGTAAAGCTAGACCAAGCAAATCTCACTGATTACTTGATTGTGCCAGTGCATGACGAAATTGTTCTCCAAGCACCTCGCTCGGAGGCGGAAGAAGTTAAGCAGATAGTAAAAGAATGCATGACAACCACCGAGGGCTGGGATGTGCCACTAACGGCAGATGCTGACGGTCCTCTCGAGAGTTGGGGAGAGAAGTACTGATGGATGCAAAATACGCAGTATTAGCTGTAGACCCTGGAAAGACAACAGGGATTGCCTTTCTATTGTGGAGCGGTAACCCAAACGAAGACCCTGTTATTGAGCTGACTGATGAAGTAAGTGCCGAGAGTTTCTCGCAGGTAGTCGATAACGCTTTTCTTTCAGGAGCAATGCAAGCTGGTACCGTCTTGGTTGCATGTGAGCGGTTTGTTATTAACCAAGCTACCGTTAGAAACGCTCAGGCTCCGTGGTCACTGGAGCAGATAGGCGTACTAAAGCACTTGTGTCGGATTAATAAGTTTGCTCCTGCTCCTGAAGAAATTGAGTTTCAGGCACCTGTAAATGCAAAGAACATGTTCCCCAATCCCGCTCTAAAAAAGCTTGGTATGTGGCATAAAGGTGGAGAGGGGCACGCATTGGATGCTTTGCGACACGCCCTGTTGTTAATCACCAAAAAAGGATGGATACCTAGTAAGTTAGTAGAGTAGTAAAAGTCACTAACAAGATTTTCTAAATTTACAGGGAAGTCTAGACAAAAAGACAGCAGGAGTAAAAATGACAGTTAAGGCAGAAGTTAATGCCTCGCAAACCCATATCAATATATTTGCGGAATGGCGATTCAAGGAAGTCTGCCAAAAGATTCCAGGGTCTACATGGTCACGTAGCGACCAAGTTTGGACTGTGCCCCTGAGCTGGTCTAGTTGCCTAGCTCTACGTTCTAGCTTTCAAGACAAGCTAGAAATTGGCCCAGAGCTTGCAAACTGGGCTTCGAATGAGCTTGCAACAAGAATTAATCCAGCTTTAGAGCTAAGAGACTTAGAAGAATATGAAGGCGATTCTGATTTGTTTCCACACCAGCGGGCGGGTGTTGCGTACCTCGCAACAGCCAGGAGAGCATTGCTGGCCGACGAACCTGGTCTTGGTAAGACTGCCCAGGCGATTCGTGCACTTAAGAAATTGAATGACGAGGGCAAAGACGTATTTCCCGCAATGATTGTCTGCCCAAATACTTTGAAGAAAAACTGGGCTCGTGAATTTAGTCGCTGGTGGCCAGAAGCAACTACGCAGGTTATAAAAGGCACTGCAGCTCAGAGAAAGAAACAATTTACAGTTGCTCAAGAAAGCAACCTAGATGTAATTATTATCAACTGGGAGTCACTACGTTCCCACTCGAGGCTTGCACCTTACGGCTCTGTTGCTCTTACCAAGTGCACTGAATGCGGTGGTTTGGACGAAAGTATCAGTGTTACTCGTTGCGAGGTACACCTACGGGAGCTAAATGATTTTGAATTTAATGCAGTAGTAGCTGACGAAATTCACCGCTCTAAGGACCCCAAGTCAAAGCAGACTAGAGCTTTATGGTCTGCTACTGGTAACGCTGATTACAGATTCGCTATGACTGGTACTCCTATTGCAAACAATGTTGTGGACTTATGGCCGATTCTTCACTGGCTATCTCCACAGGACTGGCCAAGCAAGACTAAATGGATTGACCGCATGGTAGACACGATTATCAATATGTTTGGAGCAATGCTCGTTCAGGGTGTAAAACCACACATGAAAGATGAGTTTTACAAAACCCTAAACCCTCACATGAGAAGAATGCTCAAGGCTAGGGTTCTACCAAATCTTCCAAAGCAGGTTTTTGAGCGTCGTGATGTTGAGATGTCTACAAAGCAAGCAAAAGCTTATAAGCAGATGCGTGACAACATGATTGCGTTGTTGGAAGACGGTGGTGCTCTAACTGCACCTAGCATTCTTACCCAGTCAACAAGACTTAATCAGTTTGCCAATGCATATGCTGAAATTACGATTGATGAAAACACTGGCGAAGAAAAGGTACGTCTGGCTGACCCCAGTTGCAAAGTAGACGCCTTGATGTCAGATATTAAAGCTAATGACTACGGAGAAGATTCTGTGGCTGTGTGTGCCGTTTCTCGACAGCTCATAGAGCTTTTAAGCAATGCAATGACTAAGGCTGGCATTGAGCACGGGCTTGTGACTGGTGCTCAGGATGAAGATGAGCGTCAGCAAGCAGTGGATGATTTCCAGAATGGCAGGACCAAATGGATTCTGTTTACTGCTCAGGCTGGTGGTGTAGGTATTACTCTTACCGCCGCTCGCAGGCTGATTATGCTTCAACGTCCGTGGTCACTTGTAGATTACAAACAAGCCCTTGACCGTACTCACCGAATCGGTTCTGAGATTCACGACTCGATTATTGTGACTGACTACGTCACGTCAGACACAATCGAGGACAGAGTGATTCAAGTTTTGGAAGGCAAGGCAGAAAACTTTGAAGAGGTTGTCCGAGACAAGGACCAACTTGTCCAGCTTCTTAAAGATGAGAAGGCAGGTAAGTAATGAAAGAGCCAATAAGGATAAGTAATTCAGAAATCCAAACTTGGAAAGATTGTAGGAGGAAGTGGTGGTTTACTTACTACCGCAGACTTCAGCCAAAAGATAAACAACGTACAGGTGCCCTAGCTTTGGGTTCAAGAATCCACGAAGCTCTAGACCAGTATTACGCCGAAGGAACTCCGCTTCTACAGGCTCACTCTCAGCTTGTCGAGCTTGAGAAGCAAGAACTTCTTTCTGAGTTCCGTGATGTAGCGGAGCTTGAAAAAGAGGCAGAGCTCGGAGCAATCATGCTTGACGGCTATTTACAGTGGGTCGAGGAAAACGGCATTGACGCAGAGCTTGAAATGATTTCTACAGAAGAAACAATCTCAATGCCTATGTTCCAAGGTGATGTAGAGCTTCAGGGTAAGTTGGATATGCGAGTCCGTCGCAAGGGTGACGGTGTTCGCATGTTCCGTGACTTTAAAACGGTAGGCGGGTCGCTGAGTGACTTCGCAAACCTTGCCCCAATGAACGAACAGATTTTGACGTACATGCTCCTAGAGCACAATCAAAACAAGGAAGGTGAGCGGTCCGAGGGTGGAATTTTCACCATGCTAAAAAAGGTCAGACGCACAGCTGCTGCAAGACCTCCTTTCTATGACCAAATGGAAGTACGTCACAATGTCTTCACCTTAAGGTCCTTTTGGGACCGAATCCATGGCACAGTTGCGGACATGATGCGTGCTCGCACTGCTTTGGATGAGGGGGAGAGTCCATCTTTCCACGTGTATCCACGACCCAGTCGTGACTGCAAGTGGAAGTGTCAGTTCTTCACTGTATGCACGCTGGTCGACGACGGAAGCGCCGCCGAGCAAGCGATTGAAGAAATGTACGAAGTTGCCGACCCGTATGCATACTACGGTGACGATAAAAAAGGAAGCGAGTGACTATGAGTGAAGTCCAACGGTCTTTGACCGTCATGGTTTACGGTGAGTCAAAGGTTGGTAAATCAACCTTTGCTGTCACTGCTCCGTATCCTCGACTCATGCTTGACGTAGAAGGTGGGCACCGATTTTTGCCTATTGTCGCCAAGTACTGGGACCCGATGACGGAGGAGCCACCTGTCGCAGATGGAACTTGGGACACAATTGTTGTTCAGGTTCGTGACTACGACGTGGTGCTCAAGACCTACCAGTGGTTACAAATGGGTAATCACCAATTCAAGAGCTTGATTATTGACTCTATTTCGGAGCTCCAGGTCAAGTGTATTGACAACATTGCAGGCAGTGAGCAGATGAAGATGCAGCAGTGGGGCGAGCTACTTCGCCACATGGGCGGTCTTCTACGTGACTTGCGTGACCTGACTATGCACGCTACTAACCCACTAGAGGCAGTTGTTTTAACAGCCATGTCTCAGATGACGCAGGATGGACGCCACCGCCCATTCCTACAGGGTCAGCTCAAAATCATGGCACCGTATTTTTACGACATACTTGGTGCCCTAGCGATTGAAGAGTTCCCAAATGAAGACCCTCTTGGTGCTCCACACAGAGTTCGACGACTGTATGTCGAGCGAACTAAAGAGTACGAAGCAGGAGAACGTGTTCAAGGTCGACTGGGCTCAATAGTTGAGCAACAAGACCTAAGCATTGAAATGATGCTGGACAAGATATTTGGTCCAAAAACCGAGAAAAAAGAAAAAGCAAGTAAGTAGAAAGAGGTACTTAAATGAGTACAGTAAATTGGGGCGACCTAATTAAAGACGCTGGCAACGCTGGCGCACCAATGGAACCACTACCAGAAGGTGACTATGAGCTAAAAGTCCTTGAGTCTGAGGACAAGGTTTCACAGTCTGGTCGTGTTATGTTCACGATTAAGTGTCAGGTCCAAGGCGGACCTCACGCTAACCGTCTTATCTGGGACAACCTAGTTATCGTTCCAGACAAGCCAAACGCATTGGGCATGTTCTTCCGCAACATGGAGTGCTTGGGCTTGACCAAGGATAACTTCTGGAGTAAAGAACCAGACAACGCACAGGTCAACTCTGCACTAGTCGGACGTCAGTTCCGAGCACAGGTAGGTCAGCGTACTTACAACGGCACAAAGAGAAACGAAATCGTTCGTTACTACCCAAGCAGTGCCAGCCCAGCTGCATCAAGTGCACCTGCTCCAGCAGCTGATGCCCCAACTAGCGGTGCAGCAGTTCCACCGCCACCAGCGGCAGCCCCAGCTCCCTCACCAGCACCTGGAGCTGCAAACGCAGAACAGGCACCA